AAGTAGTATTACCACTTTCATATACCACGGGCGTACCGGCTGAAGGATCACCAGTAGTCTGAGCAACAACACTAACAGTGCCATTTGCATTAACAATAACCGTATCGCCATTTGCTAATGCTCCTGAAGCTGTGGCCTCAAGAGTTGCACCGCCTGCTGTATCTCCAAAACTTAACTTGCCACTGCCGTTGGTTTGCAACACTTGACCAGCAGTGCCGTCAGCATTAGGAAGCTCAAGACTGTAAGTAGCAGTCGCTGAGTGGGGTGGCCCCTTCAGCGTTACACCGTGGCTGTTTGACTCACAGTTAAAACGAATAGCGCCAGCATTAGTATTGCCGTAAAGCTCTGTAAAACCTTCTCCATTAGGAAACAGCTGTATGTTGCCATCAGTGTTAGTTGACTTAACGGCATTGGCATCTATCTGGATATTGTCGACATCTAAACTTCCAAGTGTGCCAACAGAAGTAATTTGTGTCTGTGCCGCATCAACATTTAAAGTATTAGTGCTAAGGGTAATACCTGTCCCTGCTACTAAAGCAGTTTTAGATACGTCAATAGCCGCACTTGCATTAACATCAGCGTTTACTATGACGCCAGAGCCAATAGCTGCTACGCCAGTATCTGCAATAGTGACATCGCCAGAAACAACATTATCAATCCACTTAGATGTGCCAGTGTCATAAAACAAAAGGGCGGCATCAGCAGGGGACGTAACAGTGGTGTCAGCTAACCCCGCTAAGGTAGCACCACCTAAGCCTGTTTGTGAGTCCACATAAGCCTTTACGGACTGCTGGCTAGGTATTCCGGTTGCAGAGTTACTGCTTAGGTCGTCTTCATCTACGAATGACTTGCCATCTAAGATGTTGAGTTCTGCGGCAGTAGACGTAACGCCATCAAGAATGTTTAGCTCAGCCGCTGTTGCTGTTACAACGCCACCATTTACAGTAAACGTGCTAGAAGCAGATAACGTAGTAAATGATCCAGCCGCAGGCGTTGCTCCGCCAATAACGGCGTTGTCGACCGTGCCGCCATCTAGGTTAGCGGTTGTGATTGTTCCAAGGTTGCTGATAGTTGCACCGCTAAAGTTCACAGTGCCACTAGCAGTCAGGTTGGTAAATGTTCCTGCACCAGCAGATGAGCTACCAATCGTAGCGCCATCTACCGTACCGCCGTTAATGTCAGCAGATGTAACAACAAGGTTGGTAAACGTACCAGCGGCTGCTGAAGAAGCGCCTATTACAGTTCCATCGATGTTTCCGCCGTTAATGTCAGCGGTTGGAATAGTAACTGTGCCAGTAAACGTAGGGCCTGCTGTATCAGACTTAGTAGCTACCGCTGTAGCAATAGCATCAAATTCTGTTTCAAACTCTGCACCGCGAATAACCTTATTGGTGTCACCGCCCGGAAGCGTATCCTTGGCCGCAAAGTCAGTAGTCTTGGTGTAATTAGCCATTGGTTATTCCTAGCAAAAGAAAAGGAAAGGGGGCCATTGCGACCCCCGGTACTCTATTAGGCAGAAGGTACTGCCAAAACAAAACCAGCTTCAGGACGATACACCTGAACACCGTAGAGGGTGTCAGCGGTGTACAGAGTAGACAAGTACTCTTGCTTGTACTGAGTCTGAGAGCGAACAGCTAACTGCTCTGCCATTACGACAGCGTCAGCGTGAAACAACAGTGCTGCACGAGTGTCGACGCTTGATGCAGTGTTATCGCCAGCAGCTTCGATAGTTCGGCAGTTAGCAGAAACGTAAACGTCTACGCCATACAGGTTGCCGATCAAGCCGTTGTTGACAGTTCCACCAGACACAAAGTCAGATGACACGTAACGATCAATACCCATAATCGCATTGCGCGTTGCAGGCGGGATAATCAGGTTACGATTTTCCATCGGTACATTGTTGTCATCCATCTTCTGGATCATGTCGCGGAAAAACGCATCCGTGAACTCGTCACCAGCTACCAGAGTGTCATCAGTGTACTGAGTGGTAGTGCCACCATCGTTAAAGAAACAACCAGTGTGCTGGTAGTCAGTAGCAGCAGGGCTAAATACGACAGCGCCACCGTCACCAAAACCAGTACCAGCCGCGTGCAGGTCGTTGTCAACCTGTACAGCCAGAGCGTAACCAGCGTCTTCAGTGTAGAACTGACGCAGAGATGACAGAGCCTGTACCTCTACGATGTCCTCGATCAGACGTGAGTACTCAAAGTGCCGGTTAATAGTAACCTGCAACTCTGACTCGGTGTTTGCAATAATAGTTACCGCAGTATCAGCCGCTTTAGCGTTGGCATCACCACGAGTAGGCTTAGGGATATGAATAACGTCACCCTTCTTGCCAGTCATAGCGAGACGCTTGACAAGGGGTGCCATCTTCAAGTTCTTTTGATATGCAGCAATAATTTCATCTGACCAAATTTCTGGTACAAAAGTTGCCGCTTCTGTCAGGGCAGTATTACCACCTGCACCGGGATAAGTTGCTGTAGCCATGAGTTATCTCCTTTAGGGCTATCGAACTCGACCCTCGGCGTATGCCTGTAAAATTTCGTCTGATAACGAATTGTAACGCTCTGGGTCGGTTTTCATTAGTTTAATAATGTCAGCACGACGATAGACTTTCCTACGAGATCCTTCTGCTGTACCACGAGCGTTGCCTGTGGTTGCAGACTTTACGGCACTTTTACGGGCTTCTTTTTCAGCTTGAGCCGTCTGCTGAACCACTTGATTACGTTCTTTCCAAAGCGTAAAAAGTTCGTCAGCAGAATCATAATCGTAACCTTGGTCTGCTTCTACAAACAGTTTAGTTCTAACCCTTGATCCCTTGATCCACTCAGCAAAACTGGTGTTTTGCAAGATACTTTCCATATCAGGGTGTTTAGCCCTAAGTTGTGAAAGAGTAGCTTGTTGACGGTTTTGTTGTGCGTAAGCCTCTGCTTCTCTGATCTTTGGGTGGTTATCAATAGCTCTGTTGACAGCAGTTTTAGGATCAATAAAAAAGTCTGTATCATCTTGATGTTGCTGTTCTTCAGGTGCTGGTTGTGTGTTGAGTTCTGTCTGAATGTAGTTATCAACAACTTTACGTAACTCGCCAACCTCCGTACTCTGTTTGCCTGAAAACTTTTCAAGCTCTTGGTGCATCTGTACAAGTTTTTCTACAGACTTACCTTGGTACTTTTCTGGAATATTAGGTTCTTGTACGGGTTGTTCCTCTTCTTGAGGAGTCTCTACTGTATCCTGTATGTCGAGTTGGTCTGTTGTTTCTAGCTCCTCTTCTGGACGCTCATCAATAATTGTCGCTCTTGACATCACTAAAATTACCCCGCCTTATTAGGTTATGGAGATTATTATTGGGATTGACTCTCACGAGCTTCCCTTCCTCGTCGCCCAGCTTTTTCGTGTTCTCGCACCCACTTTATGTGTCTTCCGGGGAAGTCACCAGTAGATCCATCGAGAATAAACGGTGTTGCTGAAACGATTTTTGTAGCGTTAGCACCACATCCGCACCTAATGGTTGTGGTATCTTGATCTACAAATTCTTCAAATATGTGTCCGTTAGTACAACGAAAATCGAATACTTTAATCATTATCTTTGTCAAGCTCATCGTAATTAGTGTTTGTTGTAGACTCTAAATTTAAAATGTATGCTAAGACGTTTAGCTGTCCTTTACGTACATACAAATCATTCGTGTCTTTAGCAGCTTCAACACTATTAATCACTAAAGCATTCTGTTTTAGTTCTTCAATTAGTTGTTTCCAACCATCAGTAGAAAACAGGGTGAAGTAATTGTCGTAATACTTTTGTGTTTCTTGATCCACTTGAGGCCTCTTAGGTTATCTCTGATTAATAAAATGTACAACAGTACACTATATATTATATCATATATTGGATCAAAAGTCAAGCACTATTTACCTTTTTTGGTAGTTTTTCTCCTTTTGCCTGAGGCAGTAACAGCGTATTTAATTGCCTTTGGGCCTCTTTTTTTGCGTTTTGCGGCTTCTTTTTCTGCTTTGGTCATCTTGGCGGCTACCGCTTTTGGCCTGCAAGCTGGGTAAGGACGTTTAGACCCCTTGGCTTTTTTACGGCCACATTTCTTTCCGGTCTTTATGTCAACCCACTCTTCTTTAAACCATTTGGTTAAACCGCCTTTAGACTTAGGCATAAGTACCGCCACGCTTCTTGTACGTCTTGACCAACCAAGCATTAGCGTACGCACTAGGGTACACATCAAACTTGCGCTTAGCTTCTGCTTTAACCCTAGAGTAGAGAGCCTTGTTCTTTACATTACTAGGTATAGAACTCTTTTTTTTCTTAGGCTTGGTTTTCTTTTTTGCAGTCATTACTTTTTATTCTTCTTTTTCTTTTTAGGCGGCTGTGATTTCACCGTATATTTATTGCTTCCACCGTTTTTATACCCCATTACAACCTCCTATTTACCTTTGTGGATTTTTTGAACTTCAAAGTTTGCAGACTGAGACGCACCCTTGTGGGGCTTATAACCGCCTGCAGGATTTTTCATTAGCTTGTAACTGTTACCGCTTTTCATCCAGTGGTAACCTTTAGGTGCTGATACTTTCATAACGTTTACCAGTTTTTGCAAGACCAGTATCTTGCGGTGAGTTTGCTAGGCTTGTTTGTATCACACTTGTGCCTAGCCCTAAATGACTTACGCCGTGCTGGTTGATCTTTTTTAATCTTCATGTTAGCGTCACCAAACCTAATAGTCTTGGTCTTATCGCCTTCCTTGGCCACTACTACAAACTTCTTGGTTGGGTGGTTAGGAGTCCGCTTCGGTTTGTTGTAACCGCTTACTCCTGCTCGTTCCAGCTTTGGGTCCTTTTTCTTTGGCATTAACCCTGTCCTCCAAATTGTTCACTTGGCATTGTAAGGTCTCTAACTGGTCCTTGAGGTCTTTGAACGCTTCGTTGATCTGCTTGAGCAGACTGTTGAGTTCTGTTTGTGTCATTAGCATTTGGAGTTTTGCCCTGTATTTCTAATTCTTTGAGGTATCTATCTGCAATTTTGAGCCGTCTGTCAAACTCTTTGTCGTCAGAATCTCCTTCTTTGATGTTTTTAGTAACTGCGTTAAGAACATCAATCTCTAGCTCCTGAGGCATAAGTTGTGTTTCTACAGCCAACTTCTGTGCTCTAGCTTGGGATTCTGCTGCTTGTCCTGAAAGCGCTGCTGTTTGACTTTGCTGGAAAGCAATCTGCGCCTGTTGTGCCTGCATAGCCATTTGTTGTGCTTCTGGGTTAGGCTGAGCAGCTTGATTCATTGCTGCAATAAGTTCTTCACGATTACTAAGGTTCATATTGTCAATAATGCTTTGGATCAACACAGGATACAGAGGGCTGTCTTGTTTCATTGTTTGCAGCAGTTGAACAAGCTGGGTTACTTCGTATTCTCTAGCAATGATTCCAAGGGTGCTTGTTGCCGTAAACTTATAATCTGCTACAGGATAGTTCTCAGGATCAAACTGCATATATCGGTGTGCAGCTTTGGTTACGAAAGGTAAAAGAAAAGACTGCTGGAAGTTAATTAAAGTACGCTTATGGCGCTTAATAATAGCACCAAGAGACATACTAATGCCAGCAGCGGTTGCTTCATTATTAACTCTTCCTGTAATGCCTGCAGAATCTACTGCTCCAGTTGCTTGTTGCACCATTTGTTGAAGACTTGCAGCTTGTGCAAAGGTAATTTGACCCACTTGACCAAAGTTGAAAGGTTGAAGTACTTCACGAGGGTCTCCGTTAGTAAGGATCATCTTACCGGGACGAACTTCAGGCTTTGCGCCTCTAGGAAGTCGTGTAGCGTCCACAGCCATCATTGGATGAATTGTTAGGCTCAGGGCGTCAATACGCGCTCTAAGCTCTGTATCTAGTGCTTTCTGGCTGTTGTATCCCTTCTCGCATACCCCACGACCCCAGAAACGTCCGGGTACTACGTCCCACGGGAATGCCACCACAGGGCGGTCTTTCATCATGTATGGGTTGGCTTCTGCTTTAAGAAGAGTACCACCGTTAGCAATTACCACGATTGCCTCGACGTACATAGAGTCTTCTTCTATTTCTACACCTTCTTCTTTTAGAAGATCACGAGGCACAAGACCGTAGTACTTTGTCAGCCGTACCTTGTCATCATTATAGATAGTAAGGTCTTGATCGGGTTCTAAGTCTGTGTCAGCAACAGCAGACTCAATAAAACCTTCGCGGTACACACCTTGCTCTTGCAAAAGTTCTACAGAGTGCCTAGACACAAACTCATCAACAGCCACTCCGTAAGCATCATCAACTGAGGTAGCTACGGGGTCTATCAGAAAGTTTTGTGGTAGCACGGGCTTGAGTTTTACAACTACACGATCTTTAACGTTGACACCCACAGCAGTCAACTGACCGTCCATAATAGGCTGAGTGGCCGGTGCCATTTCTTTAATTTCTTCTAGTACAACCTCACCAACTCCAGTACCAAACACTGCTGCGTTAATAAGACACTCTGCTACAGCCTTACGGACCTTACAGACCTCAAAGTCTTCTGTCAGTTTTTTACGTAAATAAGTAATATCCTGACGTTCTTTATCGTTTACATCATCAGTAATATCAAAAAACTTACCACGACCGAACGTAGCTTCTTCTAGCTCTGCAACGTTAGACTCTACAGCCTGTTGCAGCGCAGGAGAAATAATTCTAGAACGTTCAGACCCTCTCTGCGAATCATGCGGGTCCCACTGACCTCGCCATAGCCTATAGTACTCTTCAAAACGCTCTTCGTAGTTTGACTCGTAGTAATCTCGCCAATCTTCACACTTTGTCATTACCCACTCTTCCAAAGACTCTTGGATCATCAGTGGATCTGGGCTATAGATTTCATCTGCCATAGTATTTTCCTTAGATTATTGCTACGCTGTAACCAAGTGTAAAAAACACCACAGCAGAAATTGCGTAGATTCCGTATGTATTAAAAGGACGCCAAACACGCTTGGTACTCATAGCTTTTACTAGCTCATCTGGTAAAGGGTTCATTATTTTAGTAGCCTGCTATTACGTCTAATATTTCGTAGTCATCTATTTCGTAGTCGTAGTCGTACGCTACTTGTGCTAACTGGTCTATATATGCCAGTGCATCAACTAAGTCATCGTGTGTTAGCGTATCTGGAAACTGAAACAGTTGATCTAAGAATCTACTGTTCCACTCACCTTTGTTTAAGCTAACGTATCCGTTTTCAAACCGTCCCTGTAAAGCCCACATAACCCTGTCAGTTTTCTTTCGGTTACCGTGGCTCAGTTCTTCTACCCTGAAAAATGTTCCGTACCGTTTCATTAGGTCTGTTAGAGGAGACATTACAGCTTGTTTGGCAATTCCTTTTTCAATACCAACACTGACGGGTCTGTAGTCTCTAACGGCCTGAAATATCTTGGTGGCAGTCTCGTCAAGGCTCCACCGCCCATATATAATGTTATCAACGTACCAACCATCAGGACTAACTTTAACAACAGCGATTGCGGTTTCATCTAGTTTAGTATTCTTCGTCCGTTTTTTGTTTACGTCTTCAAAGCCTGCGAGGTCAACAGCTATGTAGTAGTCACCTTCGTCTGGTTCTTCTCCAAACTGGACCCAATCTTCTTTGAACATTTCGGAGCCTCTTGCTTCAAATGAGGCCATGAACTCTTGTCGGAAGGCGTAACTCGACATGGACTTCTTTGCTGTATCAATTTCGTCAGGGTCGAGGATGGGGTTGTCATAACTGGTAAAGTGCCACCCCTTGTAAGTTTCATCGTCCCCTATCTCCGCAAATTTGTACAGTTCGTAGAAGTGGTTCCTGCCCATAGGAGTACCTATGAACATCGCTGAACCTTTTTGGTCAGCTAGTGCTGGACGGAGGATCTGCTCCCATACGTCAGGCTTCATGTCTGCGTACTCGTCCATCACGAGAAACTTCAAGGACACACCACGCATTGTCTCTGGCCTGTCGGCTCCTTTGAGACTAATTATGGCCCCGTTGACCAGCCTGATCTGCAGGTTGTTGATGTGTGATCCTGCAATCACAGGGTGTCCTAGCTCTAAGAGGGTCTGCCACATAATGTCACGGGCTTGTCCCTGAGTAGGCGCAACGTAAAACACTTGCCCTTTGTCGGACTGTAGTGCGTTAATAATTAACATCCAAGCTGCTAGTCTGGACTTTCCTGTCCGTCTTCCAGCAGCGACTACCTTGAACCTAACGGGATCAGAGTAGACTTCTTGCTGCCACGGTAGTAGCTGTACGTTTAAGTCAGTCACAAATTTTCCAACTCAAGTAAAAAGTTAGTACACCTGTTACTATAGGCAGCAGCATTAAACAAATAACGCCTAAAACTGCAGTCACACAAAGTTTACGAGTGCTGGTGGTATTTCTAGTAAGTCAAACGTAACTACAAACTCCATGTCAGAAGAGGCTTCTGTTTGTACCTTAACTACTTCACCTTCGTGGAGGACAAACATAGGACCGCCTCCTGCGTCTAGAGTTAGCCTGCTACCGCCCGCTACGTTTTCCTCATCAAATATATCAACGCGATTACTTCCGTCAGACTCAACAAAATGCAAAGACGCATTTTTTGTGCTGCCAACATGATTAGCAATAAAAACGTAGTAAATAATTACGTGGTAGCCTGTAGGCACAGTAAACAAAGTTGTTTCTGTTGCGTCAGTAAGTGCTACGTGCTTTGTGTACAACATCAGATTAGACCCACTGTTTCAAGAGATTGAATAAACTCTTTGGGATTTTTAAACCTGTAAAAAACAACAGGTACTGCCCTCCTTCCTGTCATTCGCTCTACCATTTCCCATCCAGCAGGACCGGGAGGCATACAAATGTACTCGTGTTCTATATCCAGTTCTTCTAGTTTTTCTAGAATAGCTTCACAACCGTGACACCAATCGGCTCCAAGAACTGTAATCATATTAGTATAACCAAGAAACTGGGGTTGTTCCCCTCGTATCTACGTGAATAAAAGTACTAGCGACACCTAAACCCGTAAAACCTAGCTCTAAAGCGTTCTTTATAATCGTGTACCGCTCTGATGCGTTATTTACTTTTATATCAGCCGCCAAGCCTTGCGCGTGGGTTCCGGGTACATCTTTCTTTGCTTCAATAGGGTGGGTTAGACTACGATAGCCACTAGTAATAATAAAAGGAAAATCACAACGATGTCTAAGTTCATCTACTAACTCCATAAACTCAGGTTCCATCTGGTTTTCACCAGTGTGCTGACAGTTAAACTCGTCTACCGTAAAGTACCTCATTTCTTTTTAGTTGTTTTCTTTTTTGTATTAGACTCGCCTAGTGTCTTTGCAGCCCTAGTTACATCGTTATTGTAGGCACGCTCACAGTGGCCGTCATCAAACACAAAGTTAATAGATGAGTTCATCCACGCCCAAGCCTTAGACTTGTCCTTGAGCCTGTAGGAGCGTCCTGAGACGGACTCGTTAGCGTTGTCACCAAAGAAAACAGCAACGTTAACTAACTGAGAAGTAGCATCGCCTACCCGTACAACGTAGTCCAGAGCTTCTTTCAGTGCTATATCAACCTTATCCTGTGACATCAACTGCTTCTCCATCAATAGTTTCTCCCTCTTGAGGGCTTGCAAAAACTTCTGTAGCTCCAACGCCAGTAATGTTGATCTGTATTGCACTTCTCCCTGCATCTTTTACAACTTCCTTTTCAAATGCGCCTACTGGCAGAATACGATCCATTACTAGTTTCCACGCAGCAGCTTGATTCTTGTGGTCGTGGTCTAGTGCAGCTTCAAATATAGTCTCTAGTACCTTAATTGACTTAGGTGAGGCTAACATTCTAGCCTTGTACTCGTTAATTATAGAGGCATCACCTTTAGGTCTGCCTACTTTACCACGGGTTCCTGCTGTCTTTTCTACAATTTCACCCTTTCGTGGCCTACCTCTGCCTCTCTTTTTGGGTGTCTCTTCAGACATTATCCAGTATCCTTATGTTTTACATCAGTTCGCATGAGTCCCCTGCCTAGGTGTAACAGATGAGGGGATCTATACGAACAGTTTAGTAGTTAACTAAGTTCCCTCACCTGCACTACTAAATACAACCTAGTATCTGCTTATTATTTTACCATACTTTTATTCAAAAGTCAAGTCTTTTTTTATCTTATTTATTACTGTAGTCCCGCCCCCCGGTAAACATGAGGTAAAACAAAAGGTTAACTAGTATATAAATTATGTTATTTTTACGTAGTTTTTCTAAAATTAACCTCTAGTAAACTTGGGTGGCAACTACAATAATAAAACATAAGTCAATACCTGCCCCCGTGTCAAAATTAAGGCCCACCTGAGTTATCCACAGGTTGCACACAAGCGCAAAGTTATCCACAGGCTACAGAAGTTATCCACAGGCCCAACATTGGCACACTTCTTGCTAATGCAATACTCATGCCAACATTGGGCGCTGTAACCTGTGAATATTTACGTAGACACGAGTGTGTGAACCAGTGTAGGACCCTCAGGCTACACACCAGCTAATCACAAGCATACAACCACAAGGGATGTCAAGTCTTAGGGTTGTGACATATTACCATTGACAGGCCAGTGTATACTATGTTATTCGCGCGCGTTCCTCTTTATATAGGGATCACCAGAGATATACAGAAGTGGTAATATTACCAAAAGATAATACTTGCGTACTCATGGGATACCTGTACAATGGGAACCATATCAAGGTAATCAATTAACTATATAGAGGGTAATACATATGACATTTGTTTCATTAGGCTTAGAAGACTTTGCGGGTCCGTATGCTGTATACGTCGCAAACGATCGCGTATATTTTGAGCATAACGAGCGCGGTGAAGATGACAGCATTCGCGTATTCGTGATGCAGGGTAACATCTGCTACGATTACGACATGGCTTATGGCATGATCCCAGAAGCACGGGAATGGCTAGACGCTAACGGATACGACACCAG